TCGAACCGGTCGTATTTACATACAGGCGGGTGCTAGTCGAAGAACCATCGGTACGGATGTACAGCGAACCTTGAGCAGCCGACACGGTCGGTGCGCCCGAACCAACATAGATGCCCAGACCAGCGGTAGTGGTTGCAAGGAATGCAGCGGTGCCGCCAGCAACAACAGCTTGGTTCGAATCGGCGGTAATGTTGCCGGTAGCAGTCAGGGTGGTGACGGAAGTTGCAGCGCCGATGGTCGAAGTGGTGGTGACTGCGCCAGTGGTCGAATCAATCGAAATAGTTTGGAAGCCGTTCTGCGAGCGAACTGGTCCATTAAAAGTGGTATTAGCCATTTAAATCTCCGTGTTGTAGCACTAACTCCATTATCTCTACAAAGTCTGCTAGGTCAGTTAATGGAGTTGATTTCCTAGTATTAACAAACTACATCATTTAAACAAAAAAATAAAGGGGCCGAAGCCCCTTTATTCTTACAACAATTAAGCGCCTTGCGAACCGAACATACCGAGCGGGTCCGACCAGCCGAACGAATAACGCTCGCGGGCCTTGTAACGCACGTTGCCGGTATCGAAGTCACCGTCCATCGAGGTGGACAACGGCATACGTTCAAAATGCTTCATGCCATTCGGAACGTCAGTGGTCAGGAACCAGCCGTTGGTGTCGGTCAGGAAGTGGTTAACGGTGTAACCTTCCGGAATCGCACCATTGTTCTTGATGGCGTTGATGTCGTTATCAGCCGTCGAAACACGCAGTTCGGTTTCGAGCAGGCGGGTAGCAACGAACATCAGTGCCGGGGGAACAATCAGCTTACGCGGCTTGGCAGCAATCAGCAGGCCACGTTCGTCGGTCCAGCCAGCGATTTGAATCACTGCTGCTTCCAACGAGGTTTCATTCAAGTCAGCTTGAACAGCCGGGGTGTTGCTATTGGTGCCACCCGAAACCAGCGGGTGAGCGGTGTTAAACAGCGACACGCCATCGCCACCCGGATAAGCCGAGTTGAAGCCATTGTTCAGAACATTGGCAGACTTGACTTGCTTGGTGTACGACATGGCACGGGCCAGAGCCTTGGTGTAACGCGACGACAGCGAATCGTAGAGGTTGTCTTCGATTGCTTCTTCGGTCAGCGAGAAGCCAAGAGCGATGGTTTCGTGGTTATAACGGGTCGTGAATGCTTCTTGACCGTTGTCATAACGAATCGAAGTGCCTTCGTTCTTAACCGGAGCGGCTGAGAAACCCGACAGCTTGGTTTCTTCTTCAAAGCTACGTTCCGAAGTTTCGGTTTCGTAGATTTCCTTATGCTCTTCGCCGTAACGCTTGTACTCCAGACCGAACAAAGCGTTCAGGCCCGGCAGCAGTTCTTTCAGTAATTGTGCGCGAGAAATAGCCATGATTTAGCTCCTTAGACGCCAGTGGTGTTGAAATAGCTGTGGAAACTGCCGTTCCAAGCAACCAGAACTTCGGGGTAGCCAACAAACGACAGGACCGAACCAGAAGCCAGAGTAACTGCGGCATCCAAAGTCAGCGTGGTGGTAGACACGTTAATGACGGTTGCGTACTGACCAGCCAGAGTGCCGGTACCGGTCGAGCAAATCAGTTGCATACCCGGAACCAGACCAGTCACAGCAGCGGTCAGAGTCACGGTAGACGACGAACCCGAAGTGCTACCAACGCCATTCAGGGTGACAGCGGTTTCCGGAACGACACCAACCATGCGCCACGGCAAAGCCGAGGTCACGCGGTCGCCAGCGCCCGAAGTGCCCGAAGTAATCACAGCGCCCGAAACCGATTGGGCCGAATTGCCAGTAGTCGTGCTACCAGTAACGCCGCCAGCGCCACCAACCATGTACACGTTGGAGCCGATGTAGTACGGGTTTAGGTAGCCAACGGTGGTGCTGGTGTTAGCCAGCGAGGTGCCTTGAGTCGTAACCACAGCCTTCATCAGAGCGCGCGGGTCATCAACAATGATGGCTTCGGCGTCATTGGCGGCAAGGCTTGCGGGGTAATACTGAGCAAACAGCTTTTGGCCGGTGGTCGGGCTGGTGTACGAACAACCCAAGAAAATACCAATCGTGCCAGCAACAGCGGTGCCCGGCGACGAAGCGGCGGACATCGACGAACGAACGATGGTACCGCCAGAGATTTGAACTACGTCACCGTAGAACAGGTTTTGGCTGTAAGCGTACTCAATCGGCAGCTTGCGGGTAGCGCCAGCATACGGCAACCCATCAAGGCGATTGACCGGCTTAAACCCGTAGGGGGCAGAAACAGTCGGATATGCCATTTTGAACTCCTTGTTTGTTGATTAACTGCGTTCAGAAAACTTGGGCATACGCCGGTCGTTTTCACGCATATAACTTTGTTCAACCGATTCCATTTGGTCGCGGTTGATTTGTTGGTAATACGAATTACGTTGGTCCACCATTTCTGAGGGCATCTTGCAAAGTGCAAGCCCACCGATTTCGACGTTGCCGCTCGTTTGAGCCAACATCAATTCGGGATGGTCTTCAGCCTTTACCGGCTCCCAGCCTTCACGGAAACGCGCACTGACATTTGTCGGGTCAGTATTTCCCATCAAACTGGTGCGAACCCAACGGAACTTATAGCCTTCCTGCGGATTCGGCGTAGGAAGCGTTGAAGGCGGCGTCCAAGAACGCTTGCGTTCAGTAGTTTCACGGTTGTCCAAACTACGCGGGCGACGATTATCCATTACGCTTCTCCAGTTCAATCTTTTGTTTTGCATAAACTTCTAAGGGCAAGCCAAGCCGTTTGGCGATAGCAACTTCACTAGCCTTAAGCTCAACTCGTTTTGAGGGATTGCTTCGCGTGGCAGGTGCTACCACCGAAGAGGGGCGCTTCTTTTCCACAGGTTGCTCGGTCTTGCCAAGACGGCTGGGAAAGATGTCACGCAAGCGGGAATCGAGTTCCCGATAATAATCATCACCACGCGGGTCGTAACCCGATGCGACCAAATCTTCGTGCAGCCCCAGAGCGGTTCCGGTCATAACCTTGTCTTTCCAAAACCAAGGATTGGCTTGATGCCACTGCTTGGCTTTGTCATCGACTTGGGGCCGATGTACTTGTTGTTGGGTATTTACATTATATTCTTCTTCTTGTAAAGCATTAATTTGATATTCATTTAACTTTGCTCTAGTTAATTGTGCAGAGTTAAATTCTTCTTGAGCCATTACCTCGGCTTCAATATCACCAATTGACTTTGCGTCAATCAGTTTCTTTTTGGCGACTTCATATTCAATAGCCGCCTTTTGTTTTGCTGCCTCAAGGTAAGCCTCTTCGCCTTGCTTCAACGTGCCCTTAAGCCGTTGATTTTCTTGCATAATTTGCTGTGCAATAACAAGTGCTTCTTCGCGCTCACGCATTGCGGTTTCTTTGGCTCGACGTTCATCGTGCCGTGCGTGAGACAGCTCCTTGATGCGCTTCTGTACATTTGAACTGTACTGTTCAATTTCGTCGTCAGCCGGGTCTTCCACTTCCTTTTCCAACGGCTTTCGGTTTCGGTCTTCTTCGGGCGTGTCGTCAACGACATCAATTTCAATTTCATCGCCCTCAACTTCAATATCTACTTCCGGGTTTTCGTAATTCTCATCCATGATTTTTCCTTAAGCGCGCGTATAACCACGCGGGTCTTGCACGACTGCTTCAACCGAATCATCATTGATGAGACGGAATTCACGACCGTGGATTTTGAAGCGGGTGCCTGAATATGCGCGGGTAAGGACAAAATCGCCTTCCTTACAATACGGACCCGTTGGGAAACGGCCTTGGTCCAAATAACAATCCGGACCCATCTTTACAACAAACAATACAACCGACGAATGCTCTTCGGTTTTAACTGTGGTGTCTGCTTTAAGAATGCCATTTTGAAACTTGTCTTCTACTTCCGGCAGGGCACAAAGAATCTTGTAACCCATAGGAGCGGGCAGTTGAGTCGCTTCTTGAACTTCCTGAACTTCGTCAGTCATTTTTTAACTTCTCCGCGAGGTCTGCGATATGAACCTGTGCAACCTCCAGACCCCGAATCAGGCCACACAGATATTTGTAATGCGCGTAATCCTTGCAGTTATCTCTTGCAATAAATTCGTTATATCCCTTTATTTCATCATTTAGCTTTTTGTTGAGGTACTCTAGTTCGTTCATTTGACATCTCCGCTCCAAGTTTTACGCCAGTAAGCAATTCGTTGGAGACGCGATTTGCTTGGGAATCGGCCATTCTGGCCTTAGCTTGCCGTTCGGCAGTTGTTGCTTGAGTCTGAATGCGCTCGCGTTCAACTTGAGTACGCAGTTCAATCTCTTTTGCCCGCAACGCAATTTCGGCTTGGTCCTTCTGTGCCTTGCGTTGAATTTCCTGTTGTTTCAGTTCAAGCTCCTTCATGGCTTGTTGAACCACAGGGTCTTGCTGCGCTTGCGCGTTTTGTTGTTGTTGTGCTTCGGCTTGATTGTTTTGCAGCAGCTTTTGTGCCGCAGCAGCAATCAGTTGTGAAACTTGGTATTCAACATCTTCCGGAAGTTGTTCTTCGTCGCCCGGTAGCGGTGCGCCGATTTGTTCCTCGATATGTTGTTTGTAAGCAAAACCAATGTGTTCCGCGATGTGGGCTTGCGCCGCCGTCATCATTTGTTGGAACAACGGTGACTGACCAGCAACCTGTTGAATCTTCGGGTCTTGCATCATTGCCATGTGAGTCTGGATATGTGCTTCGTGGTCTTGATAAGCAAATGCTTTCACGGGCTTGCCAACCATAAGCGCCATATTTTCACTGACCGGGTCTTTGGGTTTGATGTCGTCCGAGGTCGGAACCAGCTTGTCAATGTTCTTGATGTTTAAAGTCTGCAACATCTGACGGTGCA